GGCTTTGAGTTGTTCAGCCATCTTATTAAATTTGATAGCGACTTCACGCTGTCTAATCTTCCAATCAATGTGATGCTGAATATTACCCATAAGTTGATTGAGGATCTGGAACCAACCATCACCACATTCAAATCCCCAACACATACAAGTCTCCTGCATTGACTTGTCACGATTAACCATCATCTTTGGATATACCTTACATAGGTATTCGTCTAGTTCTCGTTTCATATAATTTTCCCCAATCCGTTGTAAATTAGTTGATCCAACTCTGTTTGGTAGTCTTGTCCTTGTCTACGTTTGAGCCAAATGGCAGTGAGCAGTTCGCGACCATCGCCACTGGCTCCGACTGCAAGTCCACGTTTTTCCATTTCTTCTAAAATATCCTCATCATCGAAATCGTCTAAGTCAACATCAATCTCGACTTCTTTATAAACTGTAGTGTATCTGCTCATTTTATTTCATCCGATGTTTCTGGAAAGTGACTGATAATTAAATCTAATGCTTCAATGGTACGCATATTAGTTACTATGTCATCTGGATGCAACCAATAGCCATCTGGGTTAGATTCTGTTTTAGGATTCTTCTTCCACTGTTTTAGTTCTTTTTTAAGATAAGCACGATAGTCTTTTAGGTTAAGGCTAGTAATGCGATCAGCAGTTTCACCATCGATCCATTGATAAGGTTTGTGTTTTGCTTTACTCATCAGTATACCTCTTTGGTAATTGTGTATTCTTCCTTAGGCCACTTGGCTTTAAATTCATCTGTCTTTATATATTCATTGAATGATTTGGCATCAAAAAATACTTTATGGAATTCTGTCTTGTAACTACCTTTTTTGGTAATTGTTAAGTAAACCGATTTAGCTGTACCTGCCATTACTGTGCCGCTTTCACAAAGTTAAGTCTAGTTTCATCATTTCCGTGCTTCCAATGTTTGCCCTGAGCTTTAACCTTGGCTTTAACAATGACACACGGGCCTTGTTTCAATTCTACTTGGCTCATCCAACTAGCCATTTTATTGTTTATTATAGCACAAATGTTCCAGCCATCATAGTTCTTTGACTTGATTACTTCAAGGATTTCGCAATCTAAATCAGCCAAACGATCTCCTTCGGAACCTAGGAATCCTTCTTCAACTGCCCTAGAGGCTTTCTTAACTTCATTGTGTGTTTTGTCTCTAGCCTGCACACTAGGCAAACAGGCTATCCAACCAAATTCATTTTCTTTAACAGTTTCACTGCCCAGCAACGAATTGACTTTGGTGAGAAATTCATTCTCACCGTCAATGGCGGCAAACAATAAACGCTTGTAGTACTTTTGTATTTCCTCTGCCTGAACTTCATCTTCGGGCAAAATCTTTAATACTTTTAAATCGGGTATAACTTCTGTAGTGCTTACAGTATAGAGCATTAGAGCTTTGTTTGGATATTTGGTGTACATAAGAACACCATCATCTGCGTAAACAGGTTCGTGTACTTTAATATAAGTACCATTCACTCTCTGTGCCGCACAGGCTAGTTCTAATACTTGTTTGGTAGGAAAAGTTCTCAATTCCATGTCGCTCACCATATAAGTTAATATACAAGTATTTTACATGAAAATGTATCGTTTGTCAACCGTTTCTAAATGATAATAAATCTTTTTGGCTAATTTTTTGGTTAAGCCATTTAGTCCAAAGTGTCCTACATAAGCACGTAGGGTTGGGCTAGAAAATTGGCTACCTGTACGCATCTTGCTCAATACACTGATTTTACCTAAACGTCTTTTGGCACGTTCAGCATCCATTGTGCGTAGCAACTCAATTGAAATGCTAAATGCATACGCATCAACTTCGTCATCATCTGCTAGATACACTTCATACGGACTGTTAACATGTCCGCCATAGTAGGCATGATTTCTGCGTAGACTTTGATATTGGTGACGGAACTCATGTACTACTGCATCAAATATTTCTGTAAGGAATAAAGTTACTTGATGAGGACCAAACTGTTCAGTACCGTCTAGATTATTATAGACTACAACTTCGATTGCTGTTTCTAGTTCGCTGTCGTTTTCGCTATCGTAGTATGCCATGACATACCACTTGTCAGCATCTAGTGTTTTGTCTTTTTTAGTTTTGATAGCAATATCAAAGTTATGACTTTTGAATACTTTGCGAGTTTTTGATATTAGCTTTTTAAAGGTAGTTAGGTCCACAGTAGATTCTCGGACTTCTTTGCATACTTCAAATACCCGCCCAAGAATTATGTTCATATATTACAACCTATAAGTTACTCTACCTTTTGTTAGGTCATATGGACTAACTTCTAAACGAACGTTATCCCCTAAAATGATCCTAATCTTGTTTTGTTTTAACTTGCCACCCATATAGCATAGCAATGGGTTTGGCATGTTTTCAACTTTGACCCGAAACATATTTCCGGGTAGTACTTCGTCAACTGTGCCTGTTAGTTCTATAATGTCGTCTTTAGCCATTCGTTACTTTTGAAATGATCCAAGCACCGTCATCCTGCTTAGTCCATTCCAGTGTGTCTCCTTCTTTCCATCCTTGTAGTTCAAGTAAATCTTGTGGTAGAGGTAGAACAATGTCCCCACTGCCATCATCTGCTTCTTCAACTGTTACTGTCCAATGTGTCATAGTATTATTTAACCTTACTCTTCGTCGTTATCCCAAGGAACAGGAAACCAGCCCAAACGGTTAAGGTCCTTTTCAACTTCTTCAGTGACTTCACCTTCGGAAACATATCCGTTTTTGGCAAAGTACTCCTCATCCTCTTTACCGTCCAAGCTCAAACCGCCCCTAATACCAGAACAGTAGTAGTCCATGTAGTCCTCACCCTTGCCCCTCCAATCGGCAACTAAGCCGCCTGCGCTACGCCAACTACGACTCCAAAGATCCTTTTCGGCATCTTGTCTTAGTGCAGGAAAAAATTCTCTAGGGCACCAGCGCATATTACAAAAAGCCGCATAGAGATTTTGAGCATAGTCGTCACGAGTTCGGATCTTGTTTAAGATCTCAGCATCCTGCCAAATTTCTTCTTCTAAATCTCTCATATTATAATCCGTGCCAGTTACCCTGGAAGCAATGGCGAACTTCGTGTCCTACGTCAGTCATCCTTGTAGTCTTGCCTGTAATAATTGTACAGGTAGTTGTGTCACCTGTCTTGTCCCAAAATGAACAAGCATACATACTAAGACGCCCAAAGCCACCTTTGCCACGCTTTATACTTTCGGCATTGCAGGCTTTGTCAACATCATCAACTGTAACCCAAGTGATCGTAGATTTGTTAGTAAGACGCTGTGTAGCATCAAACTCTTTGAATGGCTCGTCATGATACTCTGCATGAGCAACAGAAGCCGCTAACAATAAAACAAAAATTACCTTTTTCATACGATGCCTTTCATAGTGCCTAAAATGGTGTAGACGGTAGGATTCGAACCTACAAAGCCACCCTAAGGGCAAGGCCCTATCCCTCCGTTCGCCGAAGCTACTAGGAGGAGGTATACCATATTCCACTCACGTCTACATGTGTATTGTACAGTCATTTGTAAATACTGTCAATGAACTTTAATACTATCCCACTCAAAGATATAACTCGTTTTGGACAACAAACTATGTTGGATCGTCCATTATTTAACATAAGTTGGATATTGGGCAGATTTTGTAATTATAATTGTAGCTATTGTTGGCCCTATGCCCGCAGTGATAAAATGGATTATCAGCCATTTGAAGTCTACACTCATGCAGTAGATGAAATCAAACGTCAAGCTCGCCAAAATGGATTTACTCAATTCCATTGGAGTTTCAGCGGAGGTGAGCCAACGGCATACAAACAACTGCCCGAACTGATAAAGTATTTAGACGAAACAGTAAGTCCTTACCAAAGCATCCACATGACTACTAATTTGAGTCCTGGATCCAAATGGTGGAACAACTGGTGCAATATTACTAGCAGTCTACAGCGCCGTAGCATCACAGCTAGTTATCACGAAGAGTTCGCTAAGGAACAAGAGTTTGGAGATAAGTGCCTACAACTAATGTATGAACGTGTTCATGTAACTGTTAATCAAGTTATGGTACCTGACAAATTTTATGAAACACTAGAACGCTGTAATCGTCTGCGTGATAGAGGTATTAACGTAACACTCAAGCCGCAAAGCAATGATACTGCTACTGCTATTGTAGACGGCTATACACCCGAGATGATTACTATAATGCAAAACGACTTTGAACAGCAGGAAGGTTTCCAAATAAGATTAACTGACGGTATCAAGGATTATTATATAGATCAAGCGGAACGTTTTAATGCGCTAGGCTTTAATCAATTTGCCGATTGGACTTGCAATGCAGGATATCAAAGTGTTATAATAAAAGGTAGTGAGGTTAAACGTGCTTATAGTTGTCACGAAGAGCCTTTGGGCAAAATAGAAAAATTTACTTTGTTTTCCAGCCCTAAAAAATGTGTGACTACTAGATGTGTTAGTAGTGCAGACAGTAAGATACCTAAGCAAAAATAATGCAGAGACTAATAGCCTTCGGTGCTTCTAATACTTACGGTCAAGGTTTAGAAGATTGTCATGTACCGCCATGCGATCCTGGACCATCACCTAGTAAATTTGCTTGGCCCTCACTCCTATCTCAACAAATGGGATTGGAATGTAAAAACATGTCTGATCCGGGTGCTAGCAATGCTCATATAATTGAAGAGCTATTAAAATTTAAATTTGAGCCCGATGATATGATTGTAATTATGTGGACTGATCCATACAGGGACATTCTTCATAAAAATGAAAAAGAAACAATAACACTAGCTCATTGGCAACAAGATCCTAGCATCAATATTAAAGAATGGATTTTACTACACAACGATTACGACATGTCTTTAAGATCTTGGAAAACTATACATCATGCCTATGTTTATTTAAAATTATTAGGCAACCAATTTTACATGCTCACAGACAACAAAGGAACTGAGTTCATTTCAACTAAGCCAGCATGGGCATCAGAAATAGAATTTCCTAATATATACATGTCGGACATTAGAAAAACACATCCGGTTGCATTAGATGGTAGACATCCCGGAATAGAAGCACACGCCACTTTGGCAAAATTAATATACGACAACATCTTAAGTCATGCAAATTGATACAGAACACCTACATCATTGGATGCAAGCTATCCGCAAAAGTCCCGAGCCCTTGCGGACCATGGATGCCTTTTGGAGTGGACAACTCAAAAGCAAAGAGTGGTTGATTGACAACTTAGATGAATATGTTGATCAGGCTTCTAGTATAGAAATATGCGCAGGCTGGGTAGGAGTGCTAGCCAGTATGTTATTTCAAAGTAACATTCCAGTCACGCATATTGCTAGTTATGATATTGATCCTACTTGCAAATCTATTGCAGAAGAAATGAACAAGCTAGAAGAAATAGCAGGAAGGTTCCGTGCAAGTGTAGTAGATATTAGTCAACCAATGCATATGAGTGCTGATATTATTATTAACACCAGTTGTGAACATCTTACACAAGAGCAATACAACAGTTGGTTAACCTACACTCCTAAAGATAGTTTGCTTGTCTTGCAAAGCAACAACTACGATATACCTGAACATGTTAGAACAGCCAGCAACTTAGATGATTTTATTAAACAAAGTCATATAACTGTTAAATGGGCCGGAGAACTTGCATTGCCTTTGTATACTCGCTATATGATTATAGGTACTAGATATGTTTAAGTTTAATGAGCTACGACAAATACATTTAGAAATAACCAACAACTGCCAAGCTAGTTGTCCTATGTGCAGTCGCAATCATCACGGCGGTATAGAAAATCCATTAATAAAAATAAACAACTGGACCTTAGAACAGTTTCAAAATACCATCAACCAAGAAGTATTGGATCAAGTTGAGGCTTTATACTTCTGTGGAAATTTTGGTGATCCGTTGCTGAACAATGATTTAATTGGCATGGTTGATTACACAGTTGATCACAAACCCGATATAGAAATTAGAATACACACTAACGGCAGTCTTAGAAATATTCAATGGTGGGAACAACTTGCTCGAGCATTGCCTAAAAATCATGTAGTAGTATTTGCCATTGACGGGCTAAGTGACACACATCATTTATATCGTATAGGTACAGATTATAATCAAATACTTCGTAATGCAACAGCTTTCATACAAGCAGGCGGAATCGCTGAATGGGCATTTATTAGATTCAAACATAATGCACATCAAGTAGAAACTGCTAAGAAGATTGCGGCAGAATCTGGATTTCAAAGATTTGTAATGAAAGACAGCAGTAGATTTGTTTTAGACAAAAAGTTTCCTGTACTAAGTTCTCAAAGAGTCGTAAGCCATTTTCTCGAACCTGCAATAGAAAGTAAAATTGTTTTTATTGATCGTAAGGTGTTGGATAACTATCAACAAATTGTAGCCTCTAGCACAATCGAATGTTATGCTCAGCAACAAAAAGAAATTTATATCGATGCGTTTGGAAGATTGTTTCCTTGTTGCTGGTTAGCTAGTACACCTTACAATTATACAGAAGACGGATCTGAAATATTAGAAGTTAGAAAAGTAATGACTGATCAGTATAACGACATGATCAAAGACTTTGGCGGGATAGATAATATTGATACAAAATACAATAGTGTCAAATCTATAATAAACTCCACAGCCTATCAAACAGTATGGGATAGATATTGGTCAGATCCTAAGATGGTTACATGTGCTAGGGCATGTGGGGTCAATGCTTTGAGTAAACCTATCGATCAATTTATCGAGCGAGAAAGTTTATGATTAAAACTACTGCCATTCGTAACACTGGCAACGAATCTTTTTCAGTCATTTGGGATACTGGTAGGAGATGTAACTACGACTGTTCGTATTGCGAATCATCTAGACACAATAATACCAGTAACTTTAAAAGTTTAGAAGAATTTAAAAAGACATTTGATTTTATTCAATCTTGGGCTAACTTATATAATTCTAAAAGAAAACAAACTACAACTACTAATATTAATTTTACAGGTGGTGAACCAACTGCTAATCCTAACTTTTGGAATTTACTAGACTACATTAAATCGCAACCTGAATATTACTATCTAGGATTAACTACTAACGGTGCTTGGGGAGAAAATTATTCTAAAAAAATAATTGACACAATTAATCATGTAACCATAAGTTATCATGCAGAAGCAGATCCTAAACTAAAAGAACGAGCAATAAAAAATATACTAGCGTTATCTTCTACTGATATTCGCCTGCAGGTTAATGTAATGTTGCACATGGATCATTGGGAAGAAACCCTAGGTGTGTACAATCAATTAAAAGATAAGGGTATTGATGTTAAACCTCGTCCAATCGGTGACGGTGCAATTACACGCAAAGGGTGGTTCATTGACGCAGATGGAACTAATCGCAGAACTAGTCACGAGTATACAGAAGAACAGCAAGCCTGGTTCTGGAATGAAATGGGACTACAAGGTAGCCCTAAATCAAAAGCAGAAGGAACTGAATTAGGTCGTGCTTGCTGTGGAGGCAGATGCTTAGAAGGTAAAGTCGACGGTGAATGGCAGCCAATCAAATTAGTCAATACTAATTTTGAGGATTGGAAGTGCCTAGTTGATTGGTATTTTTTATATGTTGATCAAGAAACTAATCTAGTATATCATCATCAAACTTGTCAAGCATTGTATGACGGTGCCCGAGGACCGATTGGTAGTCTAGATGATAGTGCTAAACTGTTAAGTGATTTAAAACAACGCATTGAAAATAAAGATAAATTTATAGTATGCCCTAATAAAAGATGCGGTTGCGGAATGTGTGTTCCTAAAGCACAAGGACTTGAAGATTTTATTAAGATTAAAGAATCAATAATAGCATGAATCACATAATGATTTTTAGCCTAACTGGCAAGCGATGGGAAAGAGCTCTGTGGCCGCATCGAGTGGCTACCTTCTTACGCATGAATGATTGGGACGCAGAAGTAGTCGACTTCACTGCGTTTTGGCAACTTGAAGAACTACAAGAACTAGTGCGTAGTAGAACAACTAACAAGACTGTAATGTTTTGTTTTGGTACTGCTTTTCTTAATCCCTGGAGTCCGTACCTAAATGAATTTATACTTTGGCTTAAGAAAGAATATCCTAGTATACCTGTAGTAGTGGGCGGTAATAACGCACTGACTACTCCTGCTGAAGGCGTAGACTATTGGGTTGATAGTTATGGAGAAAATGCTATCCTAGCATTGTGCCAACATCTTATCGGTACATTAGGTGCACCATTAATGACAGATCCTGCATTTTTTGGTAGCAAGAAAGTTATCAGAGGACTGCATCATTATCCAAGTGCGCCATTAGACAGCTATCTAGTAGACTATGAAGCTCGTGACTTTATGAGTCCGTATGATTGTCCACAGATTGAAACAGCACGTGGTTGTATGTTTAGTTGCAGTTATTGTAACTTTCCTATCATAGGACAGGCAAAAGATGTAAGCGTAAGCAAAGAACAATTTAAACTGCAAATGCAAACAGGCTACGAAAAGTGGGGCATTAAGAACTGGCGTGTAATGGATGAAACATTTAACGACCGTCCTGAAAAGTTAGAGAAGTATGCTGAAGCTGTTGATGAACTAGGATACAATCCTTGGATATGTGGATTTGCTCGTGGCGACCTAGTTGTTAAACACAGAGAACATTGGGACACTTATATTAGACTAGGATTCCTAGGGCATTCAATGGGCATTGAAACATTTAATCACGAAGCAGGTAAACTTGTACGTAAAGGTATGGATCCTGATAAACTACAAACAGGACTATTAGAATTTCAAACCTATACAGATATCCATGCTCCCCAACGCTACAGAGCTAACATACAGATGATATGTGGGATACCAGGGGAAACAAAAGAATCCTGGTATAAGAGTTTAGAATGGTTAAACACCCATTGGCTCAGACAAAGTGCTAGTGCGCATATTTTAGAAATAGGTGACTATGATGAAACTCTTACTAATCAAAGTCGTTTTACTCGAGAACTTATAGCCAACGGTTTAGTTAAATTAGAAGCTAGATCTAATCCAGGATATGTAGTAACTAAAGACAGTAACAAGGATGTAGTATTTCAATCTACTACACCACGAGGCGGTGGAGTAGGTAGCACCAGGAATGACATTGTAATTTGGCAACATAAAACTATGGATTGGTATCAAGCAGAGGATCTTGTAAAAGAATTTTATTCTGCTGATGGATTTAAAGGACTGCGTGGATGCAATCCATTCTTATCAGACAGACTATTCTTATATCATGAAACTAATCAGTATGAGGATATCTACAATTATAAGATATCGTCAGTTGATACTGCGGATGTTAAGTTTAAGCAACATGTACAAAATTATATAGATAAGAAATTAAATGTTTAAATTTAATCAATTAGAAAAAATACAAGTTGAGATCACTAATCGATGTCAAGCTAGTTGCCCTATGTGTCCTAGAAACATACACGGGGGCATTGGTAATCCCTTACTTAAATTAAATGATTGGTCCTTTGATGATTTTAAAAAAATCATTTCCTACGATGTTTTAACTTATCTAAAAGAAATTAGTTTTTGCGGAGACTTTGGAGATCCAATACTCAACAACGATCTGATTACAATGTGCAACTACTTGGCAGTGACTGCGCCTTCAATAAAACTACAAATACATACTAATGGTAGTGCAAGAAATCAAGCATGGTGGACAAAGTTAGCACAAAGTTTACCTAAACACCATACAGTTATATTTGCCATTGATGGGCTAGAAGATACACATTCAATTTATCGTATAGGAACAGACTACAATAAAATAATTGAAAATGCACAAGCGTTCATAGCGGCGGGAGGAAATGCTGACTGGTGTTTTATTAGGTTTAAACATAATGCACATCAAGTTAGTCAAGCGCAAGCATTGAGCATAGAACTTGGATTCAACTCTTTTACAGTTAAGAACAGTAAACGATTCAATCGTCCTTTCCCTGTAGTTGATAAGAAAGGTAATGTACTTTATAATATAGAACAACCCGAAGACAGTATCGTAGAATTTGTTGGTCGTAAACAAGTTGAAGGACACCAACATTGGGCTAACGCTGATCAAATCAACTGTCAATCAATCAAAGATAAAGAATTGTATATTGACGCCCATTATTTGTTAAGCCCTTGTTGTATGATAGGAGCATTTTTGTATACTAACTATGACGTTGAGCTACTAAAGAATTACAATCTTTATGAAGAAGATTCTATAGTAGAAGAAGGTGCTCGAGTACAACAACAAGTGCTAGGACTTCCTGTACTTAATGTATTAGAATTGGGACTTAAAAATATAGTTGAAACAGACAAATGGCAAACTATGTGGCAACGTAAATGGAAGGAAAAATCTAGCAGTACTTGTATATTAATGTGCGGGCCCAACAGCCCTTACATAAGTATTGATAACCAAGAAATAAAAGATGTCAGATAAAATAAAATCCTACGTTAAACTAATAGAAGAGAAAACCGGAAGTCCTACGTTCTGTGCATTGCCTTGGATACATTTAGCTACTCGTCCAAACGGCGATGCTAGACTGTGCTGTGTTACTAATGCCAGTGGAGCGGCAACAGGTGATCATGAAGTAGGATTAGTTAAAAAAGAAAATGGGAAGCCTGCTAACTTTGGACGTGAAACTCCATTAGAAGCATTTAACAATCAGTATATGCGTAGTGTTCGTTTAACTATGTTAGAAGGCAAGATACCTGCAAGTTGTACAAAATGTTTTGAAGAAGAATCAAACGGAGTCGTAAGCAAACGCTTATGGGAAATGTATGAATGGAATCGTGACGGGCTGGATTTTGCTGAACTTATTAGGGGCACTGATACTACTGGTGCTGTGCCTCCGGTTATAAGATATTTAGATCTAAGACTAGGGCATACTTGTAATCTAAAATGCGTTATGTGTAGTCCGCATGACAGCAGTCGTTGGCTACAAGATTATGATAAACTAGTTACTAAAACACGTAGTCCTATTGTTATTAAACAAATAGGTTTTGACAAAGAAGAATTTAACAACACCTGGTACGAGAAGCCAGAGTTTTGGGATGATGTATTTGAACAAATTCCTAATATAACTCAATTGTATTTTGCCGGTGGCGAACCTTTAATGATCAAAGAGCATCGTAGATTCTTAGACGAAATCATTAAACGTGGGTACGCTAAGAATATCAGTCTACGTTACAACAGCAATGGTATATTTGTTAACGAAGACATCATTGAAGTATGGAGTCAATTTAAACAAGTACGTTATGCGTTTAGCATAGATGCTGTAGACATGCGCAATCATTACATACGATATCCTACAGATTGGGATGACATAGAGCATAGTCTTCGACTAATGGATAATACTCCGTCTAACATACATTGTGCTATTGCTTGTGCTGTGCAGGTGTTTAACGTAAAACATATTATAGACTTTGCCAAATGGAAACTTATGCAAGGTTATAAAAAAATTAATAAATTTAAACTAGACGAGTATGAAACAGGCGGCGGCATTATCAATTTACACTTGTTGTACATTCCTACATTCTTAAGTGCTAGGATACTACCACAATCAGATAAAGAACAGCTAGTTAAAGATTTTGCAGAATTTAAACAATGGCTATGGGACAACTATAGACAAGATGATAATTTTTGGAAAGATAATCCTTACGGATGGAAACGCTGGGAAGCTATATTAAAATTCATAATGGCAGAAGATCATACACATCTGTTACCCGACTTTAAGGAATATGTGGATAACTTAGACAGCATACGCAATTTAGATTCTAAAACAATTTTTCCTGAGCTGATAAACATTCTATGAAAAAAATAATCGAAATTAAAACAACACATACAAAATTACTCAAAGTCTATTATGAATTGGGTAATTTATGTAATTACAAGTGTTGGTATTGTTTCCCAGGATCGAATGACGGTACTGAACCTTGGCCAGATGCAGAAAAAGTTAAAAAAGGATTAGAGTCTTTAATCAACCATTACAACTCAAGCGATCTAGTAAACGACATTGAGATTATATTCTTAGGAGGAGAACCTACACTATGGAGACACCTTTCTGAAGTTGTTGAATATTTAAAAACTAGATGTAAGGTGCGATTGGTTATGACTACTAACGGATCTAGAACACTACGCTGGTGGAGAGAATATGGACATTACTTTGATAATATTAATATCAGCATACATCACGAAAGTGTAGATATAGATCATATTATTGAAGTGGGTCGTATACTGCATGAACAAAAAGTAATGTTCAATACCAATGTGTTAATGGATCATACTAATTGGGACAAGTGTATGGACTTGTATAATAAATTAATGATATCCACTCCTAAGTGGCCTGTATTAGTCAAGCCTCTACACATCGATGGCGTTTATCACTACAATGAAGAACAAAACAATTTTTTAAAGAAACAATTAAAACGTTGGCCAGCAATTAGTCGTGTATGGATGTACCTAACAAGATTACCTAGGAAAAAATATAAAGCAATTTTTAGCGATGGTACTAGTGAGGCTGTTGATAATCCAAATTACTTTGGTATGCACCTTTACAATAGATTTAAAGGTTGGGAATGTAATGTAGGTGTTAATATCTTATTCATAAATTTTAAAGGAGATATACATGGTAATTGCGGACAAAATCTTTATGGTAAAGAAACTCCGTTTAACATTTATGATAATAGCTTTCCTGAACAATTCAAACCAGTGATAGCACCTGTCGTATGTGAAATGACTGTTTGTGGAACTTGTAGTGGAAATGGTGCAGTAGCTAAGAGGATGATATCTTAGTAAGGGGAATGTCTGCCGCGCAGGTACAGAAATTACGGTCACAAGTTACGGGTTCGCTAGGGACAACGAAGTTGCCTTCATATATGTTGCCAAGACTACCACCGACTCTACAAGTCGCTCTGTGTACATCACCGTCCCAATTTATCATTAGGCTTTCTATACCTGCGTTGCAAGTCCAACCTTTAAATTTATTTTGATGATTCTTAATCATGTCGTTGGCATGATATAATACTTGTCCGTAATCTTGATTTAGCCATACAACTGTATTTGCTTCTACAGTAGCTTCGTATTCTTTGATCCATTGCAAATCTTCGTGGTCATACCTCATATCATCAAATATATCATGATCACCTTCTGTCCAACGCACACGTCGAACAGCATGTGGAATAGCACTAGCCGCTAGAGCTCCGGCAATATATCTAGTGCGTTTCATATGATCTTGATGTGCCATCACATGTACCATTACTTTGCCAGCAAAATATTCATTAACATTTACAATAGTGTTAAGTGCACGTCGTACATCATATTCCATGTGTACACTAAACACAATTTGATCTGCACGTAGATTAGCATACCACTCGTCTTTACGTGTACCATTAGTTGTGATGCTAATCCAACTAACTCCTTGATTCTTACAGTAATTAACTAGCTCTTCAAATTTAGGATGTACAGTAGGTTCGCCACCTGTAAAACTTATACGAATAGGTTTACCTATTTTTAATAATTGATCAACGGCTGATTTAAGTATTTCTATATCAGTATGCTCGCTAGTATTGTCATGTATACTGGCTGGACAATAACTACAATCGTAATTGCAACGCTTGCCAAGATTCCATTCTATTTTAACACTATTCTGATGAGGCCATCGACTGGTTACTTTAAGCATCTTACTTCTTTTACCCTATTAAATTTTAATAACGTTTCTTTATCTACTTGCGTGACAATATCTGCTACAGGTATTAATCCTATATTTAAATTATCAAACTTAAATTTTTTAATCTTTAACCAAATTTTAATCGCTATAGATCTTAAAAAATATAATACTAAGTTCGTCGAAGGTCCAAATTTAATTATAAAATCTGCCGAGTAATGTGTTTGTGGTCTTATGGCCTGGACAGTATTATCTCTATCAGTAAATGCATCTAGTACAGTTTTACCTACATGACAGTAATTTATATAGGCAGTACCGGATTTCCATTTGTAAGTAAAATTTTTCATATCATTTTTAGATAGCACAAGTCTAAGGATATTTTTAAAAGTTATCACTAGAGTAGGATGTTTATTTTTTGTTCTAATTGCAGATTCTAATTGATGGATTAGTATGTTGTATCTTTCTAATGCTGTCTGTACATGCTCGGGAGCCGAATGAAACCAAACTGTTCCATTGGTAACATCACCTCTTAGGTCCTCAAAAAATTTATGTAGATAATTAAGATCTTGTTGTGTAGTATACTCTGAAACTGTCATATCTATTAGTTGTTGATAGGAATTGATAATCTTAATTTGTTCATTCAACTGATCAATAAACGTATGTTTGCCCCAATTACTAAATCTATCAATTTCATACAATTCGTAATTTTTAGATAATTCATTGTACCACTTGTTTGCTATATTAGTATTTCGCAATTTAAAGGTTAAAGTTAAATCTTCAACACCGTTAGTTAATATTACCTCAAACATGATTTTTAAAATCCGGTGTGATGTCAAAAAAACTTTGATTGCGAGTAGCATCTAACGCTAGATTAAAATCTATACAGTCTTGCCATCTGCTACTATGATCGTTGGCCCACATAAAATTAATAATGCCGTCTATTTGTTTAAGTGTAAGATCTAACAACATAGGATGTTGCTTTACTAGTTTGTAATCTTCTATATGCAATTTGGCAAAGTTCAAATTAACAGTGGCTTCTTCTTTAAGATGTTCTGGCAATACCTGTATTGATAACACGTCTGGATAGTTAACCATATTAGTGTAGAACACAATACCTAGTTCATCTAAAAAATATTTAATCATTTGATCGATAGTCATGATGTTGCTAACTTGTACAGCAACCGCACCGACAATACGACTTACATTTGATATTGTTTGTATTTCTTTAATATTTTCAACAACTTGATTCCAATCACTGTTGCCACGAATGTACTCGTAAACATTGCCAATGCCGTCAAGGCTGACGTTAACGGCAACTGATCTAAAATGAGGCCAATAGTCATGTATATTCCTTCCACCTTTAATTCCTAATGTAGTGCCATTAGTGGCATACTTAATCTCAATCTGATGCCCGTATGGTTTAAGCATATCTAGTATACGATAATGCTGTGGATCCATTAAGGGCTCGCCACCTGCAAACTCTACTCGTCTAAAATAAGGCAAGTTCTTTTCTAGACTAGCCCACCAATTGGGATTGTCTTCAAACTTATCTAGCAAAGGCTTCTTTTCCAAATTATGTTCTGCAACTAAATCAAATATAACTTGCCCTGTTCCTTTGTAATACTTTTTTACTACACCCCAATCGTTCCAACTAGTACTATCTCCTGGGTGACACATGCGACACTTAAGGTTACACAAATTGTTTAACTTTAATTCCATTGTAGCTATTTCGTATGGCATGCTATAATCGTCGTTTAAAGCGTCTAATGCGTCAGGGTATAAGTTGACCCTAGCTTCGGGAATTACGCCGCTTATATGACGTTGTCGCAAGGATTCGACGCCCTGATCCTCTAATCTAAAACAAGGATCACATTCGGGCGGACGTATGTTAGTAAGCACTGACTTACGTATGCGTTTCATTGTGTCGTTGTTCCAAATTTCTTCTAGACTATTCTGTTGTATAAAACCAACAGGATGACTACGACAGCAGGCCTGTATGGCTCCGTCTTCTCTAGTTGCTAGCCCTGTAAAAGGATGCATACAAAATGTTTTACTGTTGTGCGACATATCGAATTAGCGGACTGAGTCCAACCGGTTGATTATTTTTTAGTGCTAGATAAATGCTCTTAGTAGGAGTTAAATCAAAGTCTTTACAAATCTTGTAGTAAATGTCGCCATAGGTCGTCCACAAATAATCCGGTTTAAGATTGCGTAGAAAATGTAAGCCAATCATAACAGGCGCACGAAGATTCATATTGAATTCATTCTGAATAGTAATAGCATCTGAGGCCACACTCTTAGTCCAACGTAGTCCTACACGATTCCATCCTAGTCCTAGTCCTTTACTTAAACTTATCCCGACAGACCTAATTGATGGATGAGATACATCAAAGTCAATTCCGCGGCAGCAAGTAAACCAAGCGCCGTCCACATGTACACTAATACCTTTGTCTCTCGCTTCATCTAATATCTCCTTCATCTTATCATGCACATCGCCTGTGCTAGGAAATGGCATAGCAATAATTAACGGTAAATCTTTTCGTAGGTATCCAGGCACACTGAATACAATGTTTGGATCCAATCTGCTATGATATCTATAGTCGCCCTTTAATGTTTGTACAGGGCCTTGCATATAGACAGTATCTATAAATTGTGTACATCCGTTAATGATGTCTACACGATTAAATGTTTCAAATCCAGATAGTCTGTTAAGGTTACTACGAAACAACCAACTAGTCATTTCTATCTTAAACAGTTGGTAAACATTATCAGAAATGTCTTTATCTATTTTGCCAGATAACACATCTTGTATTAGACTTTCAATTTGGTTGTCTACCAAAGGCTGTGGTCTATCTACTTCTAGATATTTTGGATCATATTCTGGGGCTATCTTAATCTTCATGTTTTATTTACACTATAATAGTAGCACATAAATATTTCATGCTTACTCCTACCAATTATACAACAGATACAACATTATTCCAAGAGGCCTGTAGCCAATTACCTGAAGGAGGTATGAAGACTACTATTAACCAGCCCACTGGTGATTTCTTTTACGATCCGTGGATTATCAAAGATGAGTATAAAGGTACAGTTTGGGAAAAATTATATAACTCATTGCCTGTTGTCAAAGGCGAAGCAAGGATCATTATTTTGGATCCTAACCAATGCTATCAAATACATGCAGATATAGACGACCGTTATCATTTAAACATACTAGGTGACAATAGTTACTTGATTAACCTAGTGCAAGAAATTATGTATCCTTTATCCCAGGACGGTATTTGGTATGATATGGATGCAAGTTTCTTGCATACAGCTACAAACTTTGGACGTAAGGCAAGGGTCCAATTAGTTGTGCGTAAACTATTAAAGAAAAACAAACTATCTAAACCAGTTGAAGTATCCCTAGTCACAAGCATGGACAATCCTAATCATGCTAGATTTTTATTTGATAACACAATGAGTCCGTGGTTAAATGATGCAAACAAAGCAGGATTGATAAACAATTTCTCACAGGGAGCTGTATCAATAAAATTTAATATAGAAGAAGATAAATTAGAATCTTTTAAACGTATGCTACCAGATGAGTTTAAAATAATATGATAACCGACGACTGGAAATACTATTATAAGATGGCTCGAGGAGGGTCATGGGACACAACTAATCTATTGTATACACCAATTGTCAATCCTGAAGAAACAATTATGTGTATGCAGTATGATGAAAATAGCTCTTATCAAAAAAACAAAAGATTAACTAAAGAAGTAGTAGATTTTTTCTTTGAACGTGAAGTTAAATTTTTAACAAAGTTCCAGGGCTATAGCTGGGCCCCTAAACTATTAGATGTTAATTTAGATACTAGATCAGTATTTGTAGAATTTAACGGTACACAAACAATCAATCGTATATTAATGACTGAGGGTAGAGATCTTAATGCAGAGTATCCCAATTGGAAGTTGCAAATGTTTGATTTCTTAGAAGATTTAGAAAA